AAAGCACGCTTCGTCACATGGAGTTGACTCCCCTAACAGCCGCACAGTTCCCCGAAAAGGCGAATATTTACGCGACCAATGATAATTTCACTTGGACTGAAATCAATTACTGGGAGGACCGTAACCCTGTGACAAATTCAAACGTTCAAACCATTGTTGTTAACGCAACGGAACCATTCAAGAAGTATGCCCTCGTGGCGACAAAGGCTGCCGCCGCCTCCAACGTTGCCATCCAAGATTGGCAACTCTTCACCGAGTCCTTCTCCATCGATGGGGGGAAGGTGGCTATGGCAACATCTGCGGTATCCGGTGGTGAGACGGTGATGGACCAACACGGGCCTCACTTGAGGGGGGAAGCCAAGTTGAAGAAGTATCCCGAGATTGTCTTCGAGGATGGGAAGTTTGACCGCAATGACTCGACCAACACGTACGTCCAAGCGGGGTATACGGTGACGGCGAGTTCAGTGTTGGGCTCGGTGTATACCCCGTGGAGAATATTTGATGATTATTTATCTGGAAATGATGGGTGGGCTACACTTAATCGTTACAATGCGAGTTCACCCGGAGAAGCTCAACCTGGTCTTGGTGCTACACAATTCCCAGCCGCTTCTGGACGATATGGTGAGTACATAGATTTACAATTACCACATGGAATTAAAGTTACCAATTTTGTCATTCAAGTAAGACCCACCCAATCTGGTAGTGGAACGTGGATGCCCGAAGATTCGCCTGGTGCGGGTTATCTCTATGGTAGCAACAACGGTACAGCTTGGACTGAAATTAAAGCTTTTAGTGGACTGACGTACGGGGGGATGTCAACCAATGGTGGTACACAAGAAACGGTACAAGTTGATTCTACGGTAGCCTATAAATATTTAAGACTTCAAGCCACGCATCGAGCTGGTCAGAATAGTAGCGATCAGTTTTTAGCTATCGGTGCACTCGAATACTACGGCTACGAAGAGGGTGCCGGGTCACAAGGGGACACCTCCATCGATACCACCTTCACCTCCGTGATGAACACCCCCCAAACGACTGGGGCCAATGTGTACGTTGACGGGAGCTTAGGTGGGAACGCCAACACAAATAGGGTTGTGGGACCAGCTGCGGCGAACACTGCGGCAACGTATGACACCACCGGGAAATACTGGGAACTCAATGGGACCCTAACCTCAAACATCACCGTGGAGGCCAATACCTTCTTGGAGGGTGACCAACCCCACGCGGTCTCGGTGTGGTTCAATTCTTCTAATTTGGAGGCCAACGTTTCCAATACGTGTGTTTTTTCCATTTCGGACCAAGAGAAGTTGGATTCCGTCAACTTGGATCTCCAATCGAACACGTGGCACAACCTAACCTATGCGTACCAAGGTGAAGGTGGGTCCCGGGTGACCTACCTCGATGGACGTAAGGTGGCCGAAGACCAAGCCGAAGATACCTTCGGGGACTACCCACCGTTCGCGATGGCGGTGCACCAAGTGGGTGGGTATGTGGTGAGTTCGAGTAGTGAACATAATAATACTGGCGGGCGCGGGTGGGAGGCATTCAACGATAGCCCAGTGGTCACTGGGTCCGACATCACTGGAACCTATTGGCAGACTCTAACCAACACATACGAGACGTCTGGAAGTTATAATTGGATAAGTGGGGTGGGTGCTACGGGTGTTCAATTTACAGACACAGTGGGTGGTCAACATTCTGGTGAATGGATTAAATTAGAAATGCCACATAAACTTAGATTGAACTATATTTCATATTTGTCTACCTACACTGGCTACATGCCGAAAGATTTTGTTATTTTGGGTAGTAATGACGATAACACTTGGACGTTACTCAAATCTGTAACGGGTGGAACAGCAGTTGAAGATGTGTACCATGATTTAATTATCAACGCGAATCACTCTTATAAATATTTTGTATGGCTCACATCTGCTATAAATGGTACTGGTGGTGAAGTTCTGATTGCTAATATCAAATTCTACGGCCACCGCGAGAATGACCTGGTCCGCCTTCCCGATCCCACGAATGTCCTCAAGTATCCGCACGTGCTGATGACTGCCCCGGCCCAGAGGGGGTATGTGGCGACGGCTTCAGCCTCGGATACAGACGTTGGGGGGAATCACGCGAACACACCGACTGTATACCAACCATATCAGGTGTTTGATGATATTACTTCGACCGAATGGTTGGGTAAAGTCAATCGATATGATGCCGATGGAGACCATACAGGTGGAGAAACAACAACAGAAAACTCAAATAACTGGACGGGTGATTGGTTACAAATACAAACACCGAATAAAATTCGATTAACAAGTACAAAGATTGCGAGACAATTGAGTGATGGGTATGGTACGAATCGTTCGCCTAGACAAGGTGCTATATTAGGTTCAAACAATAGTACTACGTGGCAGTATATACACAACTGGTCAGGTATAGGGGCGAGTGATTGGCCGAGTGGTGGAGTTCACAGAGAATTTACATTTACAACCCCGTCAGATGCCTATTATAAATATTATAGATTCATTATAGAAAAAACACAAACTGACGTCTATGCATCCATAGGTAGTTGGCAATTGTTAGGCACAGAAGAGGCCACCCCGGTCCCCATCCAGATCGGTGGTGGGAACATCGATAAGGTGGCGAACTTTAGGGTGTACGACAAGTTTGTGGGGGAGGACCAAGCCCTCGAGATTTGGGATGCCCAAAAGGACCATTTCGGGAGGGCCAAATCCTCGATGACTTTGTACAAGGGTCGCCTAGGCTTGGGGACCACTGAACCTGAGGGGAGGTTGGCGGTGGCGGATGAACCCCACAACTTGGAAGAGTTTCCTCCTAGGCCTATGACTGGGTACAAAAACCACTTTGAGGGGCACGGGGAGTTTTGTGTGCGTGCGAGTTCATTCATGGACGCAAGTGTATTAGGTGGGGCCTGGACTAAAGATATATATCCATGGTCCGCGTTCAATAAAACGAGTACGTATGGTTGGGTATCAACGAACGCGGTCTATACAATTGGTTTAGCAGATTCAGATTCGGTTAATAGATTCGGTATATTGGGAGAATGGTTAGAAATTGAAATGCCTTCAAAAATAAAACTAAAAAATTTTACTTTGAGTTTAGGTTATGATGAAGTAAATCCATCTGGTACAAATACATCCAGATTTCCTAAAGTATTCAATTTATATAAATCAAATGATGGAATCACATGGACAAATGCAATGGAAATCACAACACCTACAGCACCAATAGAGGGATCATATGGAACTACGTATACGTATAACATAAACGACAGTGAATACTATAATAGGTACCTGATACAAGTAAAACAAACACATTCAGATACGAGTGGGTATACTGATTCCTCGTCCCACGCCGCCATAGGGGAATGGCGTCTCTTCGGCACCCGTGAGCAGGGTCAATCCGTCCTCCACGATGGTCAACTGACCCTCACCAAGAACCTCACAGTTCCCCGAATTGGGCCGGCTCTCGACGCGGACGATACACCTAGGCGGGACAGGCTCGTGGTGGAATACAACACCTCGACGAACCCCACCTTTGAGGGGGCTGTTAGGGATACGAGTGGGAGGGGGTTGGATGGTGTTATGAGATTTGGTGCTACATACGACGCGACAAAAAAGTCGCTGGAATTCCCATTAAATCCAGCAACGTCGTCAAATTCTGGCAATCGAGATTCGATAGAAACTGGACCTACACTAGATGGTACACAACTCGTAAAGGGATACTCTGTATCTACGTGGTTTAGGGCAGATTCTCAAGCGGCGTGGGAGCAAGTGTGGGTGCTTGGTAAAACAGGTCTTGGGAAGCACGAAGGTTTATGGCTAAGTGGATCATCGACAGTTAGTATACATAATGATGCTGGTGGTGGTTTGAATTATTATTACCCGTGCACTAGTGGTGGTAATTGGAAACATGTTACGTTTGTAAGAAAGGGAACTACGGCCAGTGATCATGATGTTTATGTAGATGGTGTAAAAGTAACAGCTAGTACTACAACGGGGGGTGCAAACGTACATGCATTTGAAAAAGATTCAAATTTAATACTCGGAGAAAACATCGACCGGAATCATTATGGTTTGGACGGTGCCATCTCCAACTTCAAACTCTACGACACGGCCCTCACCGCCGAAGAGGTCAAGACCCTCTACGATATGGGTCGGTGCGACGAGGGCCACCACGTGGTGAACTTCTCGAAGACTCGGGTCGGGATCGGCTTAGGGGATGGGGAGGCTCCCCAAGGGGCGTTGGATGTGAGGGGGGATCTTTACTTAAACAATAATTTGGTTTTGGGGCGGTATGTTGGTTTTTCTGCGTATCGTTCAAGTGCCACCACTGCTGGTAACGCAAACCCTATCGTGTGGGATGCGATTTGGACCAAATCAATTGAGTTTAATGATCTTCCTAATACCACAGGTTTTTATAGAATACCGTACACCGGTAAGTATTTATTTACATTCTATTGTATAACGGGAAGCAGTATGAATATGGAATTATTTAAGAATAGTTCTGCATCTACCAGTGGTCGTACATTTACTAAACATGTACCTTACGATGATAAAGGAACTGGTCAGGGTTCATGGTTGCAACTTAATGGAAATGGTATTGAAGATTTTGCCGCCGGTGAATACGTACACGTAACGACAAGCACTTCATTTTATGGACAGTCGAGTAATCCCCACAACGGATTCTCGCTAACTTTTTTGGGTGCTTAATATAACTATGAACGGGGAGATTCTCGCTAATTTAGAAAAATCTCGTCTCATTGAACAGATTATAAAAGGGTTAGATATTGTTCCACCCAGTTATGAATGGGAACTTACGTGGGAATCCATAAAGTTCCCCGAAGGCTACGAAAAGCCCCCAAAAGAAGAGTTCGAAGCAAAACTCCAAGAACTCGTCGATGGTCAACCCCTCAAGGAACTCCGCACCAAGCGGAATCAGGTCCTCTCCACGACGGATAAATATGCCACCACCGATTACCCTCACTCAAATTTAGCTGTGCAGCAAGAGTGGTTGGACTACCGCCAGGCCTTGAGGGATCTCCCCTCAAATGGTACAGCAGTCAATGGTGGTAATATAAAACTCTGGGTCACGAACCAGAACGGCCCTCTCCAGGCTGGTGACAGTCTCGTTTTGTCGAACACAGCCGGGTACTTCACCAAGGGTGCACCCGCTGTGGTGACCATCAAGGACCCGTGTGACTTTTCGGCCTCCACCACAGAGACCTACTACTCAAACATTGCGAGTGTCACCGAGTCTAACGTGATCACCACGAGTGAAACACCCCAAGAAGGGTACACCGAGAATGCCTACTGGACTTCGAACTCTGTTTCGTACTACACGGGGAATGTTGTGACCCACTACTCTAATGTTGTCGTGTATGATGGGGTCAG